CGCGGCGATGGCCTGTGCCATCAGCCTTCACGCGGCCACCGCCATCGGCGTGGCCGGCACGCCCGGCGTGGCCAGCTACGCGGTCAACAGCGCCAATGGCACGACCAACAGCAGCACGCTGGCGACCAACGGCCTCTACACCGCCGGCCTGGCCGCCTCGACCACCGAAACCAACCTGATCAGCATCACGCCCGGCAACATTGTTGACGGCGACCTGGTGTTGCAGTTGACCGCGACCGGCGTCACCGCCGCCTCGACCAACGGCAGCGCCGTGTTCGTGATTACCGGCAGCGTCCTGCCCATCACCATCACCAACAACGCCACGACGTTTGTGAACCAGTCATCCACCGTGCGTGGGACGTTTGCAACAGTTTCTCTGGCATTAAATGGCACGGCCACCGTCACGACCAACATCGTGTATAGCAAGTCCAGCACGCCGGCCGTGGCCAACGGCTTGAGCCTTTATCTGGAGAGCGTCCAGAATTCTAGCTCCAGCGGCGCGCTGACGAACTACAGCGCCGTGGTTGTCCAGTAACGACTGCCCCAGACCACCAAACCATGCCGCCGAGCCGATGACTCCTCCTCAACGGTTCGGCGGCTTTCAATTTTAACATGGCAACGAACTGGATCATTCCTTCCGCGTCCGACATCGCCAAGGTGATTGCGGCCAGCATCCTGGCCAAGGCCAACGAGAACACCGACCCCGACAGCGTCACCGCCTATCTGACCAGCCCAGACAGTAAAATCACCTATGACCCGACGCTGGACGACCGCGCCACCGACCAAATCAATCTGGCCGTCGCGCAGTTCCGAGGAGCCATCCAGAATTGCGGCAAGCAGCCGTTGAGCCTCACGCCGGGGAGCGTTCCACCAGAAGTGTTCAAGCACGTCCTGTCGCTGGCGGCCTACGGGCTGGTGAGCAGCACGCTGAACCTGCAATACGTCATCAGCACAGAGAAGGGCGACATCAGCCCGCTGGCGGCGAATTTCCGCGTGGCGAACGCCTACCTTGAAGCCATCACCAAAGGCCGCGTGGTGGTTCCGCCGAGCGACCCGACCGGGCGCGACTACCTGACGGCCATCAACGTGCCGTGGTTCAGCAGCACGCCGTCGCCGTTCGGAACCTACGACAACACCAAGGTCATCAACCCGCCCGTGGAGGCGGTGCGATTTGGCGCAGGGAGCAGGCCGGTTGACCTGACGACATTTGACAGCATTGGCGTGGGATGTCCTGCGCCGTGGTGGTGGCCGAGCGCGGAACTTGGACAGCCATGATCACCGCCGAATCCATCCTGAAACCCCGCGTGACGCTGGCCGTGCTGGAGCAGCGCGCCGGGCGTGCTTTGCCGGCGACGTGCAGGGGGACGCTGGCCGAGAGGATTTGCAACGTCTTGCAGGCGGCGAACCCGGAAGGGCACAACCAGTGGACGGTTGAACGGCTGGCCGGTGGCGCGATGCAGAGCGAGACGTTTACCAAAGGCGAACGCGTCAGCGTGTTCTTTCATCACGGCGAAAACGGATTCAAGCACGGCACGGTTACAGGCATCAGCCACGCCAACAAAACCGCCCGCGTGAAGATGCACGGGGCGACTGGCGACTACCACGCGCACCACGGATTCGGCAGCATCTACAAATACAACGGCCCAGCCGACGCGCCGGAAGTGAAGCGCGGAAAACAGGAATCAATGGCGAAGGTCGTTGACCGCGTGAACAAGAAGAACGAGCCGGAAGGCGGATGGTCAGATGCTGACGCAGTGCCGATGGCTTTCCAGAACTACCGCAGCAAGGCCACCCTCGCCACGCGCATCAGCAACCTGCTCCGCGCCGTCCAGCCCGACCATTCCGGTGACGCCACCGAAAAGGTCATGCCCCCCGCGCTCGCCGCCGCCCGCCTGCGCGCCCAGCACATCTACGAGGCCGCCGCGCTCGCCGCCATTGCTGCCGTGGAAGCCAAGAAAAAAGCCACCAAGGAGCAGAAGCGCAAGGACGAGGCCGCGATACTGCTCCTACTGTTGCTGGCCGGCGAGGATGCCTACCGCGAGACGCACACCGCACTTGGCAAGGCCGAGCCGACCGCGACCGTGCCGACGCCGAAGGAACTGGACGGGCAGTCGGAACAATTCGCCGAACAGCGGCAGACCGTCCTCAAGGATTTTTCGGGCAGACTCGCGGACACCATCCACCAAACACGTGACGAAGCGGCTAACGCGGGCACAGACCCGGTCGAGGTCGCCCGCGAGATGCGCCGGAAAGTCGCCAAGGAAGCCGAAGTGATGGCGGATACCGAGGCGCAGGTAACGCTTGGCAGCGTCCAACTGGACAGGCTCAAGCGGGCCGGATTTACGAGCGCAATCTGGATGACGCAAGATGACGAGCGCGTCCGGCCAACCCACGTCGCGTGCGGCGAGCAGGGGCCGGTGCAGCTTGGCAAGCCGTTCAGCAACGGGCTGCTTTATCCGGGCGACCCAGCCGGGCCGGCCAGCGAGGTAATCAATTGCCGGTGCTGGCTTGTTGGCGCGAGCCGCCAGAGCCACTCTTTGCAGGCCACCGCGCACGACGTGAGCGGAGAGAAGCGCGACGAGACGGGCAAGTGGACGGCGGGAGATTTTCATGCAAAAACCAATGACGAGCTTTCAAAGATGAATGCGCGGGATCATTGGAAGCTCTGGAAAGAGCATGAAGACGCGCCGGGAGAATATAAAATATGGATGTTTGCAGACGAATACGAACCCGGCGTAAAAGGAAAATTCAGAACTTTCAAAAGCAAGGAAAGCTTTCAGAAATGGTTTGATGAATGGCCAATCCCGGTATCCGGTCGGGCAGCACCAAAAGAGCGCATTTTTTACAGGTCAGGCCAGGTGCCAGAAAGTTACAATTCCGTCAACCAAGTGAAGCAAAAAACAGAAGGCGGTGTTTCAGCTTATTACACCCCGCAAGCCACATCAATGGCGGGTGGAACTGGCCGGAAGTGGTATTCTGGAAAAGGAATTCAAGTTGGTGTTGGTAGTGATGAAGAGCCTTTAGTTATTCCAACAGAAGAATGGAAGGAGTATCATAGAACATGACTATAATTCTAATTTTCAGCGGATGGAAAATCGCATGGTGCCCGGCCGAGCGAGGAATTTTCAGGTTTATTGAAAGCTACGCCGGGAAAAATCCAGATGTAAAATGGATGACGTGGAAGAAATGTTTCCCAATCACCACATCATGAACCTCTCCATCCAATTTGACGAAACGAAGTTCACCGCCGAAATCACGGCGAAGCTGGCCGGCGTGAAGTTTCCCGTCCAGATGGCGATGGGCGAGCAGATGCGCGACATCGTCATGTCCAACTTCGGCGCGACGGGAGTTGACCGCCCGGAACCGTGGCCGCCGCTGTCCGACCGGAGCGAAGTCGGCAGGGCGTATATCCGCAAGGTGGGAAGGTCGTATGCAACTTTGTATGAAAGTGGCTTCATGGCCGGCTGCGTCCGCAACACCGACGAACTGGACGGCAGCGCAGTCAGCCTGTCCGACAGCGATTGTCCATATGCGACTCGCCATCATTTTGGAGACCCAGCGCACAACCTTCCGCAGCGTCGAGTCTTTCCAATAAGGAGGGACGGAAGCATAACAGACTATTCAAAAGAAGCAGTTATTGACGCAGCAAAACAACAGCTTTCCGAATCACTCAGATGAACCCGACCATCAGCGGCAACGGCAACCCCAGCCCGACCATCAGCGAAGTGCTGCGGGCAATCTGCGCCCAGCTTCTCACCTACGCTACGCCACGCGGGGGCACGGTCAAGGTGGTCGAGAACGAGAGCCATCTATGGGAGGAAATCTACAACAACGGGCTGGTGAGCGAGCAACCGCGCATTTTCGTCCTGTTCGTCCGCGAGGTTGCGCGGGGTGAATACGAAGGCGGACAGCGCACAAAGCTAAACCGCGCCGACGACCACTACATGGTGGTGGTGATGCGCGGGCACGGCTTCAAAAACATGGCCGTCGAATCCACCGGCCAGCCAAACACGCCGGGATTTTACGAGAGCTTTGCCGACAGCATCGAAACCATCCGCGACGGCTGCCGCGTCATGTCCAACATCAGCGTCGAGGACGTGGTGGATTACAAGGGCATCCGCCCGCTGTCTGGCATCGGCCCGTCGCCATCCGCGAATGTTTTCCTCGACTGCAAAGCAGTGGAATTTTCTGTGGCGAAAGATTTGCCGCAGGTTCTTATCAACGGCACGACCGGCTAAAAAGGTAAAAAAGATTTGCAAACCGCCAACCAAAACACCAAAAGTTAAACGTATGAAAAAACTGTTTCTCGCCTTCGCCATTTTTGCCATTGCCTGCGCCGTCATGCCCGCCGCCGCGCAGTCCTACGGCACGGTGTCCACCGTCACGAACTACCTGACATGGACGGGCACGACCAACACAGCGGCCATCGCACCCGGCGGCAGTCCGGCGACGAACGTCTGGACGATGGCCCCGGCCAGCACCTTCATCCAACTTACCAACGTGGTCAGCACGAACGAGACGTTCACGGGCGGCGTTTACGTCCAGGTGCCGGTGGCGTTGCTGACCAATTTCCCCGGCTACAGCAACCTGCTTTATATCGGCAGCGTGAGCCAGTCGTTCGCGGGTGGATTGCCGGCAGGCGGCATCTGGTCAACGACCACCGTCCCCACCTCCGGCTCGGTCGCGTTCCCCGTGATTTTGCAGGCCGCCAACGGCATCTACACCAACGGCATTTTTGCCAAATAACCCACACACCAGCCATGACCACCAAACTTGAACTCATCCAAGCCGCGCAGAGCGCCGCCGCGCAATCGCTGAACCTCGAAGACCCGAAGGAAATCCTCGCCGCCCGCGACGACGCCTTCACCGCCACCGCTGTGCCGGACACCAACCGGCAGTTCTTCAACGACCATTTTCAGGGCGCACGCCACCAGTATCACGTCAACAAAGACGAACCGCTCGCGCCGGCCAAATCGAAGGCCGCTCTCAAGGTGGCCGTCCAGTTCGCGCTGATTACCGCCGGGCTGCTGTTGGCGCATTTGCTCGACCACGCGCACGATGCCTTCCACGGGATGCTGCTGCCGTTTCTTGGTTCATGGAACCCGACGACCGGGGCTACTGGTGCCGGGAATGTGGCGGCAGGCCAATACGCCGCGACCGGCCAAGCCACGACAATCCTGTGGGGAACAAACACCAACAGCATCTGGAACGGAAGCCCGCCGACGGGCTGGCTCACCATCACAAAATTCAGCCAGAAAACCACCAGCGAACTGATCGAACTTCCGAACGGCGACGGCATTATTGTCGGAACCGTCCAGTTGATTCAGGGATTTATTGCCGACGTTGAAGTGCGTGATGACACGACTCAAGTGACAACCGCGCTGACGACGGGGCAGCGGATTTATGTCTACGACAACGCTGGACTGGTTCCCGGCGGCGCTCGCGGCGCGCAGTATCGCGGAATTATCGGCGAACATAGCTGGGACACCGCACCCAAGACCCCGGCTGGCCGCATACTTCAAATCCACGTCTATCTTGGAATTGCCTAATCAATTATGGAAGACATCAAGCCATTAAACATCCCGCCAGAAATAGCGGAAAAAATGCGTGGCACGCTCGCCACGCAGGCCGCCGACGACAAGGCTGGTTTGCAGGCGGCGACATCGGCGCTGCCGGGGCCGCTGAAAGACGTGTGGGCATTGCAGCCCGACATCGCGGAAGGCCCATACAAAATCCGCCGTTTTGTGGACGGCGATTTTATACGGCTGGCAGCCTTCGGCCACAAGCTGAACAGCTTTAGCGCCGTTGGTGAATGGTTGGAGAAGCCGGAACCCAGTGGCAAGGATGCGTGGCTGCTCAACTGGATGATGACCCGCAGCACCGCCGATGTGAAATTGGCCATCGCCGCCGGGCCAGAAAAAGTGATTGCGGCGGCCGAGGCGGAATTCAGCGAACTTTCCGGGATGCAACTGGCG